GTAGGTTTTGCTCAGGGAGCAGGTGGTAATAGTCTTAGACTATAGCAACTATCTTAGTAATGTGCAGAAGGTAAGCTCACTTCCCTGCTTGTCCTGCACACTGGCCAGCATGGCGCGTTCCACCCCACAGTCTACCATGAGCTGATAAATGAATACCTGCTCGGCCTTGGTGCCGCTCCGCACTACGCGCAGATTGGCTTGGTAGAACTCTTCCCAACTCCACGTTTGCCCGAACCAAAGGACGTTGTGACAGTTGTTTTGGAGGCCATCTACGCCGTGCGCTACGCTTGCCGGATGCCCCAGCAATAGGGGCATATTGCCAGCACTAAAAGAAGCGCACCACGCAGCTCCTAGGGCGGCGCTAGTGCCACTCCCAATGTAGGGCAGGGCCGGTTGCCCCAGCCGGTCACGTATGCGCTTGACATCGTGGCGGAAAGCAGTGAGGCAGAATAGCGGCTCCCCGTTGAGCTCCTCCAGTAAGTTTTCCAAAGCATCGAGTTTAGCCCCGTGCAGCTCAATTGTTTCTCCGTCATGGTACAGCGCCCCCTGTGCGAATTGGCGTAGCTTGATAAGCACGGCGGCTGACGTGGGGGCCAGCACCGTGTCGTTGCCAAGAGTGGTTAGGAACTCCTTTCGTAGCTCCTCGTACTTAGGGCGTAGCTCCTCCGGCATTGGCACCCAGATGGGGATAATCTGGCTGGGCACCGCCTCCTCATACTCTAGCTGTAGCGTGGTGCTGGCAATCTTCTCCGCCACCCGCTTGTCAGCTCCAGGCTGAGGTACGTGGCCGAACCCGCTGGGGCTGGGATACATAAACTCGCGCCGGTAGTGGGTGATGTACTGCCCCAAGTCGCGGCCCCCGTCTGTTAGGTAGCACTGGCTGAACAGGTCTTCCAGATTGTTGGGCTTGGGGGTGCCGGTCATGATGGTGTTGTAGCTGAACTCTTTAAGCACACTCTTTAACAACTTGAACCGCTTGCTGGCAGGGTTCTTCATCTTGGTGCTTTCGTCCACCGCCAGCATGAAGCGGTTAGCCCTGAGCCACTTAAGAGTCTTTAGTGGCACCATGTGCTTTGCTCCTGGAACGCTCCACTCCTTGGTGAGTAGCCCCTCAAAGTTCATGAGGTACACGTCCACGTCTTTGTTCATGGCACCTTGCCGGTCGCCGTGGATGATGGTGTAAGTCAGGTCTTTGAAGTCATCCCAGTGCTCAAGCTGTGCTGGCCAGCTAGTAGTTACAACCCGAAGAGGGGCCAGAACAAGAAGCTTGTCCACATATCCCGCAGACTTTAGTGCTTGGAAGCTTTTCAGCACCACGCTGGTCTTGCCCTTTCCAGGATGGAGGAACAGCCGCGCCCCCTTCCCCTTTAGGATCAGCTCCATCCCACGCACCTGTTCTGGTCTGGGCGACCACTTGGGCCTCGATCGCTGCCATTGCTCTACCGACATTGTCATGCACCTCTACTACGAAACCAAGTCTACGGATTGCTGCATGTACGAATTCTTGCAGCTTTCTGGGCTTTTGTCCAGGACGCTTAAACTCAATGAACATCACCCCACGGTTGGGCCAGAGCAGCAGCCTGTCCGGCCACCCCCTGTTCCCAGCTATGGTGAGCTTTAGGTAGTGGATGGGCATGTTCAGCTCTTTGCTGAGTTGCAGCACCTCACGCCCCACTGTGTCTTCTATTGCTTTTTCAAGGAGACTTGTCACACGCACCTCCATTTCTCCAGCTGAGTGGGCACCACTTACACCCGTCCTGACTTGGGGCTGGGACATACGCTTCGTCTAGACGTAGGATCCTTACGTCCTCGTCAATGTAGCCCTGCAACTCCTGCACTTCTTCCTTGGAGTACTCCCACTTGCGGGTCTGCCGTGGGTGGTCAAGGTATACCATCTCTACCTCTACACTCTTGCATTCTGGGTAGGTGGCCAGCCCCAGACAGGCGTACATGTCGGCCTGTCCCTCGTGGCTGGCGTATATCTGCCCACTCTTCCAGTCCTTAACGTGGAACTTGTAATCAATAATGTACGACAAGTCAACGGCACCACGCAGGTGAGCCCCACCATCGTCGAAGTCCAGCGGCTGCCACTCAAAGTCCACGGCCAGCTTTTCCTCTGGGAGTGGGGCGTAGGTGGACAGGTCGTACATATACGCCTTCCACGGCAGGAGGGTTAAGTCCTTGTCGTCCCACATATCGCCGTTGAAGTAGTTTTCCAGCTTCTCGTGGAGTTTAGTGCCACGCATTGCGGCCTTCCCAGGAGTGCCACGGTTGCCGTCAATGTAGGCATGTTTCCACGCCAATGGGCATCGCTTGTAAAGGCTCAGCCCTGAGTAGCTAATCGGTTTTTCGTACATCGTGCCATACTCCTTTTATGTAGCGACCAGTGAACGCGTCTATCGTAAACACTGCTGTCTCTTCTGGAAGCTTTACAAATCGACAATCCCAAGGGCCACCAGAACATCGGTAATTCTTTCTTCTAGTTAAGCCTTTCTTTAGTCTCATACCCTACCCTCTTAGTAGACCACCAGCGCTTCTCGTACACTGGGCGCATCACAACGTCGTACTTTCCATTACACCAAGATACTATGTCATGCTTGTGGCCACACTCAGCGCAAACCTCTATATCAGAGAAGTACTGGCTCAGGTGGCCGCACGTTTCGCACTTGTACCCCTTTATCCATTTTCCGTAGGTTATCTTCATTTTGCCTCCGCCCAATTAGTTCCAACGTTCGTGTCCATGAGCATAGGGACGTCGCAGGGTAAAGCATTCGCAGCATCAGCCAGTATCTGAATGATGGCTGGTACACGTTCGGGTGTGCAACTAACGGATATTTCATCGTGGACAGTACCCAGTATCCGTTCCCCATCCTGCAACTGTGAATGTACATAGATCAATGCTTCTTTAGTCTGGTCGGCAGCACTGCCTTGGATCAAAGTGTTGAGCGCCTTGTACTCCCAGCGCCGCCCGTTCTTAGGTGGTTCACAGTGGTACTGGCGTCCACCAAGGGTGCGTATCGGCAGCCCCATCTGGAACCGGCGCTTGCAGTCGCGGTCTAGTGCCACCACGTCCGGCAGTGCGCCCTTGATAATGTTGCGCCAGATGCCAACCTGTGCTTCGTCAGCGTCCAGCTGCTCGGCCATTGTGGCGAGGCCCATAGCGTAAATCAGCCCCAGCAGGATCGCCTTGCTGGGCTTGCGGTCAATGCCACACAACTCAGCTACGAACAGGTAGGGGTCTAGTGCAGGGTCTTTTTGGTACTGGGCGGCAAGGGCTCCGTCTTCGAAATGGGCCGTAATTCTTGGCTCTTGGTTTTTGAAGTCAGCACAAACCCAAACGTGGTCGCGTTCTGCCAGCAGGTAACTTCGCATGATTGGATATTCATCCCCAAGTACTCCAGGGACGTTTTGAAAGTTTGGACGACTGCTACTAAGTCGTCCTGTCCGAGTTCCAAATCCATCTGGATTTCGCACTTGATTGTACGCTGCATGGATGGTTCCCCCGTTTTTATCAGCATATTCCAGCCAGCTCTGCATAAACGTGCCAACTAGGGTGGCGTAGGTTGCGCGCTTTTTAAGTAGCGCACGGAGTTCTGGAGCATTTGCTAGGGCTTTGTCCAGACTATCCTTGTTCGTGGCCACTTTGCCGGTGGGAGTGAGTAAGAAGTTGGTATGGCCCTGAGCTTGCAGCGCCCCCACCAGATCAGCGTTGCTATCGATCGACAGGTTAGGGGCGTTGAGTACATGGCGTACTTCGGCATCAAGTTCGTGTAGCGTTTTGGTCGCGGCAAGCGTGTCGGTTCGCAGTCGCTCAGTGTCGCACCGTACACCACGGTTCTGAATGTCTGCCAGTATGGGGGCCAACCGTAGCTCACGTTCATACGCCTCCTGCATAAGGGGTAGGACTTTGGGCTTGC